ATTGCAAGTTCTTCAAGATTCTTAGTATTTGAACAAAATACTCAAGCGTTAAGAAATCGTTTCTTAAATATTGTAAATCCATATCTTGAACAAGTACAACAAAATAGTGGTTTGAGTGCATTTAGAGTTGTTATGGATGATTCTAACAATACTCCAGATGTAGTGGATAGAAACCAATTAGTTGGACAAATATTCATTCAACCTACGAGAACTGCAGAGTTTATCGTACTTGATTTCGTTGTTCAACCTACAGGTGCTACGTTTCCTGAATAAGTTTAACTTATAAGTAACGTTAACGTATAATAGAAAAACCCTCACTTCGGTGGGGGTTTTTTGTTTTTATCAAAAATTTCATTAATTGATATTTATTTATGAGTACGAATAAAAGACTTTTTTAGGAGAATAAAGAATGGCTACATTAGACCCTTCAGAAATTATGTTCACACCGTTTGAACCGAAAACAAAAAATCGGTTTATTATGTATATTGAAGGTGTTCCCGCGTATTTAATTAAAACTGCAAATAGACCACAAATTCAATTTGAAGAGATAGTTTTAGACCACATCAATGTAAAACGTTATATTAAAGGTAAAGGTGCATGGCAACCTATTGATATTATGTTATATGACCCAGTTGTTCCAAGTGGTGCACAAGCAGTTATGGAATGGGTTCGTTTATCCCACGAATCAGTAACAGGTCGTGACGGATATTCAGATTTTTATAAGAAAGATGTTACCTTTAATATGTTAGGTCCAGTCGGTGATATAGTTGAACAATGGAAATTAAAAGGAACATATATTGAAACAGCAAATTTTGGTGATATGGATTACTCAGTAAGTGACCCAGCAGAAATCACCCTAACACTTAAATATGATTACGCAATCTTAGAATTCTAATAGGAGAATACAATGAGTGAATGGTTAGCACAAAATTGGGAGTATGTTTTAGTCGCTTTTTACGCAATAGAAAAAATCGTTAAACTTACGCCAACAAAATATGATGATATCTTATTTGATGCAGTATTAAAACCCATCAAAGAAAAAATGATGCCATCAACAAAAAAATAAAATTGTTATTTAGAACAAAATAGTTATAATTATATATAATTGGTTATTAATTTAATTCATAAAGGAGTCATTTATGGCTGATTACAAGTTTCCTACTGAGATGGTAGAATTACCATCTAAAGGATACTTCTACGCAGATGGTCATCCACTTTCAAGTGGTAAGGTAGAAGTAAAATATATGACCGCAAAAGAAGAAGATATTCTTACTTCTCAAAATCTAATACAACAAGGTACAGTAATTGATAAGTTATTGGAGTCTTTGATTGTAGATAAATCAATTAAACTTGATGATATGATGATTGGGGATAAGAATGCAATTATGGTAGCAGCTCGTGTTCTTGGATATGGTAAGGAATATGAATTTACTTATGATGGTGTAGAACAAATAGTTGATTTATCAACACTTGAACCTGAAGATATGGATTTTGATAAGTTTACTAAAGGTCAAAATGAATTTAATTTTAAATTACCAAATTCTGAAAGAGAAATTACGTTTAAATTATTAACTAGTGGTGATGAAAAAAATATATCAGCTGAAACAAAAGCTAAAGAAAAAATATCTAAAGAACAAAGTTTTGAACTTACTACTCGTTTAAAAAATATGATATTATCAGTTGATGGTAATTCAGAGAAAGCTTATATTAATAATTTTGTAGATAATGAGTTCTTGTCAAGAGATTCATTAGCATTTAGAGAATATTTAACATCAGTCACACCAGATGTTAATATGACTACAAAAGTTAAAAATTCAGCTGGAAAGGAGACAGAAGTGGTGATTCCAGTCACCCTTCGATTTTTTTGGCCTTCCGCCGGAGTATAAACTTCAAATTCACGAAGAAATATTTCAGTTAATATTACATTCTAAAGGTGGTATCACGTTTGGTGATGCATACAACCTACCAATCTATCTTCGAACATTCTATCTAAAAAGATTACAGACTTTCTATAAGAAAGAAGCAGACGAATTACAGAAAGAAATGAATAAACATAAAACTTCATATAAAAAGTAATTTTCTGTATAATTGATATTTATTATTGAGTTATAACACTTAATATTAATCGGAGATTTTAATGTCTAAATATAAAAAAGTTAATGAAGGTATAATAGACAATTTTATATCAGCATTATTTAATAAAGCAGGTAAAGGTTTAGAGTCTGCGACTATACGAAAACTAAGTAAAACAGACCCCGAATTAGCTCAACAATTCAAAGATTTACAACAAAAACGTAAAGAAATACAAAAAACGTTAACACGTAAACAAAAATCTCAAATGAGAAAAAACGAATTACCTGATGTTGTAAAAAAATATTTAAAATAAGGTAAATTATGCCTCGTGGAACACCATTAATAAAAGAACTAGCACAAGATTATGAACTCTTAAATGAGCAGATTGCAAAGCAAGGGCCAATTGAAGCTAAATTAAATGGATTAATTGCTCAAAGAGAAAATCAACTAGCGTTAATAAATCAACACAATGATGAAGGGTTAAAGTTAACTCGTAAGTTAGTTGACGAAACTAAAAAAATACCAGAAGGAGCTGAAAAATTTGGTGACGCTATAAGAAATGTTGCACCTGGTCTTGTTAATATGGCTCAGTCAGCATATAATACTTATGATAGTTTTAGAAATTTAATACCAAAAGGTGGAGCGTTTGTAGGAGTAGCAGTAGCATTAGGAGCGGCGTTTTTAAAAGTACAAGAAGCTATTACTGATACTCGTAAAGAATTAGGTGTTTCATATAGTCAAGCAGTTGCTATAACTGCTCAAAACAAAGTATTAGCTGTTCAAGCAAAAGCCTATGGATTAGCTACAGAAGATATTAGTTCAGCTCAAGCTGCAATAAGAAATGATTTAGGTGCTAGTGTACAAGAATCGTTAAACCTTAGTGTAAATTTTGCAAGAACATCTGCTGCAACTGGTCAAACAGCAGAAGAGTTATCAAGTACACTTTCTTTAATGGAATCAATTTCAGGTGCAAGTCGAGATGTTCTTTTGAATCAAATTAGAACAAACGCTGCAATGATTGAAGCGGCTGGTGTAGCTCCTTCACTTGTAATGAAAGATATTGCAACAAACGCTGAGTTTTTTGCTTCATTTGCTAAAGATGGTGGTCAAAATTTAATTGGTGCTGGTGTAGCCGCTAGAAAATTAGGATTGAGTATGGACGCTGTAAAAGGTATAACGGAATCACTACTTGATTTTGAAACTTCTATAGAGGGTCAACTTGAAGCATCATTGTTACTTGGTAGACAAATTAATCTTGATAAAGCTCGTCAATTAGCTTTCACTGGTGACCAAGAGGGTATGATGAGGGAAATTCTTAAACAAGTTGGTGGTGAAGCAGAATTTACTAGAATGACATATTTACAAAGACAATCACTAGCAAAAAGTGTTGGTGTGAGTGTAGAACAATTATCAAGACTTGTAAGAAACAATACAGCTGGAGGAACTGCTAGTGCAGTTGGAGCGGCTATGGGTGGTACTAATGTTTATAGTGACCCAACAACTCACGAATATCTTAGAAAACTAGTTAGGAATACAGACTAATGCCATTAGTAGACTTAACATCAAATTTATCAATCAAAAATAAAACAGGATTTTCTGAAGATAGAGGAGCTAAAGTTGACTCTCTTGAAGTTTTAGGAGAGTCACTCCAACAAACTTTAAATACAAATCCAGTAAAATCATCTCCAAGACAACCACGTGATATTCGTCAAGGTGCTTTGGGAGGTAGAGCTAGTCAAGACTTGAGTCAAAAATCTCAAGAAACTTTTGCATTTTTTGATAGACCAGATGAAAATTATACAACTCCAAATCTTATTAACATATATGATACACGTCCAAAAGACCCAAATCCAGGTGTAAACTTTTTTCAAGATACTAACGCTAAAGGTTTTACAAAGTTTAAACAACCTAAAGAAACAGATTTTATTCAAGATAATAAATCAATTAATAATGATACCACATTTCAACAAAGTCAACCACAACAATTTTTAGATGTGAGAGGTAACAAATCAATAGAGTTTACTGAAAAAAATAAAGCACCAACTACTAATGAAAATTCAAGATTACTAAACTTACACGAAAAAGATAATTTTTTAAACAACTATTATGGTCAACTTAAAGGTGATGGTCAATTAGGTATTCGTAGACAATCAGGTCCAGTGTCATTAAGTGTACTTAAACAACCATTTATAGTTAGAGATATAGGAAATGAGTGGGGAATAGACACATTTGACCCAAGTCAGATAAATGGAATAAATTTTGGTGCTGTAGGTCAAATAGTTAAAGCTGGAATTAATGTTTTAGACCAATTGGGTGGAGCAGTTTTAGGTAGACAACCATCAGTATTTGCTGATAAAGGTTTTTCAGAATTAGGAAGATTAGGTTCATTGTTATTATCAGTAAAAGGTGTGGGTTTTTTAGAAAAACAAAAAATATTAAAAAGATTAAATCCTCAAAAAGTTATAACTAGTGCTAAATATGGTCTAACTAATGATTTAGAAAAGTTAGCTATTGATGTTAAAGGATATGATATGCATCCTATTAACTTTAATAGTAAGTCTTTACTTAGTCAACCTGGTATTCCATCATTACAATTTGATATAAATAGAAGAAGTCCAAATCAATTAATGGAGATATTAAATTTTGATGAAATAGCTAAACAATATGAAGAAAGATTTAGACCACCAAATATAAGAGAAGCCTTCAAAGAACTTAAACAATATAATGTTGAATTTGATTCAAAATTAAATTTTACTACAGACGGTTTATTAGAAAAACTTACTCCTGTAGCTGATTTTGTAGCTGGAGCGGCTCAACAAGCCGCAGATTTAGCTGCACAAGGTCTTAATTATTTAAAAGGTCTTAGAGGCCCAAAGATTAATCTTGGATTATCAAATCCATTTAAAACACCAAAGTTTCCTAATTTAAAAAATCCATTTACTGTTGGTGGAACTGGTGGTGGTTTAGATTTAGGTATACCAGGTTCTCTAAAAGGTGTAGGAAACTTTATATCAGATACAGCTAAAGCAATTGGAAGTATTTCTATAAATAGACTACCCTTAGATTCTTCAAAAAATCTAGCTGCAGAAGTAGACCTTGAAGCTTTTGCAGAAGTTGGTCAAGATAAAGTAAACCTTATACCATACGGTACAAGAAATGTTAGTAAAGATAAAAAAGTAGCTGATGGAAGATACACAGGAGAAGCTGTATATAAATCTGGTGGTGTTAATAAAACTGAAGATGAATTAGATTTTTGTCCATTTAGATTTGAAGACTCTAAAGGTAATTTTATAGTATTTAGAGCAATACTAAGTGGTATAACAGACCAATTTACCCCTGAATATTCTACAGAAAGATATGTAGGAAGACCTGATAATGTTTATGTTTATCAAGGAACTACTAGAGAGATAAGTTTTACTTTTGATGTTTATCCAAAATCAGCAGAAGAATTACCAATATTATGGGAAAAATTAAATTATCTTGCAGGATTAACTTACCCAGAATGGGCACCAGCGACTGGTGGTAATGGTATTGGTATGGTTGCTCCATTTTCTAAATTAACCATTGGTCAAATGTATACAAATACACCAGGTTATATATCTTCGTTAACATATACCGTACAAGATAATGGAACTTGGGAAACAATGTTTGCAAAATTACCTAAGTATGTCCAAGTTAATTGTACTTTTGTCTATATTGGTGATAGATTACAAAGTTCTACTCAAAAACATTATGAGTTGCCTTGGGTTGGTGGTGAAAGTTATGATATTGACGGTAAGGTAAGTAATTATCAATCCATTGAAAGACAAAACAAAGCTACAGCGATGGGAAATTTATTTGGTCAAGTACAAGATAACACTAAATTAAATAAATCTCAAATAAATAAAACACTTGGATTTGGTTAATAAAAATGAAAAGATATTCAACAACAAGAAGAAAATTAGATAAATCAGGTGTAGAAGTATATCGTACAACTTATTATCCTCAAATCCCTATTAGTGATAATGATAAGTTTGTTAGACCAGTAGATGGGGATAGATTAGATACTCTTGCTTACAGATATTATGGTGATATTACTCTTTGGTGGGTTATTGCAAAAGCAAATGGTATTAAAGGTAAGGTCGTAACATCGGTAGATGACGTTTTAAGAATACCTGGTGATATATCAAGAATAATAGAGAACTTTAGAAATATAAACAAAACTGGTTAGGTTATGATTAATTTAACACCAATCGATAAAAGAATACAAAAACGGTTATTTGAAAAAATGAGAGTGTTAGGTAGAGAAACCTCTACTAATATAAATGAATCATCTCAAGGTGGTTTAACTCATAAAGATATAGCCACTCGGTCAACTTTCTTACGAATGACATCAAACCAACCATATCCTGTTATTTTAATGGGTGGTAAATTAAAACGTGATGGTTCTATGCATGCGGGTTATAATGATATATATGGTTCAAGAACATATTTTGCAGATGACCCAAAAATGCAACAAGGAGCCGCTGATTTATATAATGTCAGAAATGGTGACGTTTCACAGGCTATGGAAAATATAATTGATACAGGCCAATCAATAAAAACATTACACAACAAAGGTAAAAGACCAATACCAGGTGTAAAGGGAGTCGATGTAACATTTAAAGGTGGAGTAAGAGCACTAAGAGAAGCTACAATAAATTGGACTTGTTGGGATTTTAAAGAATTAGATTTTTTAATGCCACATTTTTTAGCTCACGGTAAAACAGTTATGGTTGAATGGGGTTGGGTGTATAATACAGATACATTACAAAAATTACCTCCTTTTATAAAAACAAGTCCTGAGACAAATCTTAAATACATTTCAGCAGATGTATATAGTAATTATAGAAAAGAGATTTTTGACGCTGATGGTGATTTTGATATGATGATAGGTATCATCAAAAATTTTGAATTTACCACACGAGAGGATGGTGGATTTGATTGTCAAACAATTCTAACAAGTGTTGGTGCAAGTATACTAGAAAATCCACAAACTAATGACGTAGCTCTTGACCCAAACATAACTTATAATTTATCTATTAATGAAAATGACAAAGAAACTGCGGAAAAAATAACTAAAGCTGTTGGTAAAGATGGAACAAAAGATAGTCAACGTGGTGATACAGACTCTCTCGTTACTTTAAATACTTCCGTGTCTCTTAAATTACTTATAAAAGAAATCGATAGGTATTTACTTACTGATTTGGTTAAAGGTGATGACGCTAAAGACTCTCAAGCAAGTGAAGGTGAAGCGTTACTATCTCAGCCATCGGACTATGGTTCATTTGCTTGGAAACCAAATAGATATGTAATGGGTTTTCCTGGGGTAGCATCTTCACCTATTAAGACTTTAAAATCTGGTCTCTCAGACAACTATCAAGCTAACGCTATAAGGAATCTTTTAGGAGGTTCAACTGTAGGCGGAGTAAAACCACAACTGTGGGTTCGTTGGGGTTGGTTCGAGGATAATATATTATCAAAGTTTTTATCTGTAACTTCAAAACCAGATGATAAATCAAATGACCCACCAACTAATCTAGTTATAACAGAGTTTCGCTCTATAGAAAGAAAATTAAATCAAGATAAGGACGATTCTAAAAAATATGAAAGTGTTCGAATTAAAAATAATAGAGAACTTCAAACAACAAACATTAATCATTACATTTTACCTGGACAATTTTATCCAGTAAAACCAACGTCTTTTGACGTGGATGGAGAAGTAGAAACATTACGAGGGGATAGTAGTTATTTAAGAAAATTAGCTAAAATAGTAAATGAGCCTAAAAACTTTTCAAAATTTGCAACAAAAAGTGATAAGATTGAGGTGGTACGTGAGGTGTATGAAGAGGAAATAACAAAAGATTTACCTGGTAAAAAGTTTGACAAGAAAAAATTAACAAAAAAAGACGATGAAATAAGAGAAGTAAATATTCCTGGTAAACACGGTTATTTAAGAAATATGTTAATCAATACAGACTTAATAAAACAAGCGTTTGGTGTTAATGAAGCAGATGAATTTACAGTAGAAAGTATAAACATTATAGAAACTATGGAATCTTTATTTTCCTTATTAAATCAAGAATTAAATTTTTGGAATTACAAAATTACTGTTGATGGAGTAGAAACCCATAGAGCAAAAATAGTAGATGAACAAGTAACTAATTTTGATTTTGATAAACCAACAAACATTCAAAAAAGTATGATAGTGGGTGATGATATACGGACACTTGACAATAACGATGAAGGAGTATTCTTTTTTCCAGTATGGAGAAGTGATACAATAGTTAAAAGACAAAATATTACAGCTAAAATACCAGACGCTATGCAATTAGCAGTTATGTATGGTTCAAATATGGACCAGTTAAAAGATTTTGCTAATCCAGGTGGTCAGTTTGCTGAAAAAGAGGGTGTTCTTGTAGGCGGATTGTTTAATAAACATCAAGATGTTCACAAAGGAGGATTAGATATAGCAATTAGAAATGAGAACACGAAAAATTTAGGAGTTACTCACGGTATAAAAGAAGATGGAGAACCAATTGATGATGCGTCACAATCATTAAATTCAGATTTAAATGCTGGAGATGATATATTACAATTCTTAATAGATAATTCTGAAATATTAGAGGAAACATTTGAAACAAAATTGAAACAAATAAATAAAGATTTAGATATATCCTCACAAACACAAGATGCTTTTTTATTAGAGTTTAATGATGCAGTTCCACCACCATTTGTTAGAAGTTTAGAACTTTCACAATTAAAAACACTTCTTCAATTTGAAAAAAGAAGAGAAAGTGCACTTGGTTATAATCAAGGAGAGTTAACTAAACTAATGGGTTCACTATTTTATAAAACAGGAGAAATGAAACCACAATTTAAACGTTCAGTATCTTATTTAACAACACAACACGGTATTAATAAACAAGCAAATACACCATTACTTATTCCACTTGAACTAGAATTAGATATAGATGGTATTGGTGGTATTTATCCAGGTAATTCTTTTCATTCATCATATGTACCAGCTCGTTATCAAAATAACACAGTATTTCAAATATTTGATGTAAATCATCGGTTAGATAGTAGTGGTTGGACGGTTACTTTAACAGGTAAAATGAGAGCAACTATGAATAATATATTTGAAGGGTTTAGAAAACTTGAAGAGTTACAAGGAGAACAATTTAAAAATTATGTTAATAAAGCTATAAACACAGAAAACTTAACACAACGCACGATAGAGTGGAACATAAAATACGAAGAGTATTTAAGAACTACAGAAAGAACACTACGTGGTATAGACCGTGAAAAAGCTCGAGCTAAATTTATGGAAGAAAATCCAAGACCTGAATAATAATTATGATAGACAAAAAACAAATACAAAACATTAAAACAAACATTGAAAGAACTATTCAAGGTCTTGTAGCTAAACCAAAAGAGTTTACTTATAAAGAAACTGGTGGTTTTGTTCGAAACAAAATGACTTATTCAATATACTATACGTTAAATAAAGATGAGGTTTATTTGACAGGAACAACTGATAGTACAAATTCACAGATTATAGAAAAAGTAAATGATAAAACTATGTTTAGTGAATATAAAGATTTAGCATCATTAACTAGAACACCATATCCAAAAACAACACCAGCTAAACCAACTGAGAGTGATTATGAGATTGGTGAAATAACAAGATACTTTACACAAGTAGCTAATGATGAAACAAAACCAATATTTGAAATATCTGCAAAAGATTTTGGTAATCAAAATAGTCTATATAGATACACGGAATTTCAATGGAGAATATCAGGCACAAAAGAAGAAGTCGCAAAAGATAATCAAATAACAATTTATGATTTAGAATTAGAGTACAAAGATATCTCAAAAAAACTATTTCCTTTACAACTATGGAAACCAACAAGAGATTCATATGAGGATGTACAAAAAAAATTGTTATTACTGAAAACAGATTAATACTTATTACTAAATTAAAGGTTATAATATGAAAATAGATGTATTAGATAAAGGATACATCGAGGTTGTAGATACTTTAGGTGATGACCTAACCCCCGTAAATGCAGCTCGTGTATCATTCGATGGATTTAGTGAAACGTTTACAGATAAAGATAGAAAGTTATCTAAGTTCTTAATCAAACACAAACATCATTCCCCGTTTAGACACCAACACGTAATGTTTATAATCAAAGCACCAGAGTTTGTAATGAGACAATGGTATAAACACGTGGTTGGTATCGAAACAACAAGTTCCCACGTCACCAAAGACCACGCTTGGAATGAAATTAGTGGTCGTTATGTTCCTTATGATGAGTTCTACGAACCTACAGAGTTTCGTAAACAATCAGAAGATAACAAACAAGCGAGTGATGGATTGATTGACGAACAAGTTGAGGCAACAATGTATTGGAGAACTGCACAAAACAACACAATAGAAACCTATAATAAATTATTAGATATGGGAGTTGCTAAAGAACAAGCTCGTAGTATCTTACCACTTACGGTTTACACAAAAGTATGGTGGACTGCATCATTTCAATCTATAATGAACTTTATAGAACTTAGAGATGAGAAAACATCACAAGTAGAGATACAAGAATATGCAAAAGCATTAAAAGAGATTATGTTGGAAACATTCCCTGAAACAACTAAATTGTGGTCTGAAATATACTGGTAAATTATGATTGTAGAAAATAGTGTTCAACTTGAAGAGTTCAAAAGAACTTACGATAGAGAAGATTGTATACTCATACCTATACAATGTGATGATAATAAACATTCCGTAAACGATGAATTATCCCTCTTATATGTACAAATGTGGGGTGGAAAAGAATTTATGTTACCATTTAATCATAGTGAGACAATAAATCTTAATATCAAAAATTTGTATAAAATGTTATCCAAACACAAATTCTATACTTACGACAGAAAAAAATTATCTCATTTTGTTAAACTTAATAATGTTATAGATGTAAATCTCATACATTATATGAACACAGGTAATCCACTAAACTTAGAACAAATAGATACAAACGCTCATAACTTTCTAAATATGAAGTATTATAAAAAAGAAAACATAAATACTATAGTGCCTGTAATGAAACATTTAGAAAAATGTCGTAAAATAAGTAAGATACTTAAAGATACAATTGAAAAGTACGACCAATCTGTCAATATGTCATACAACAATGAAGTGTTAGATAATTTAACTTATATAGAAAAAAATGGTTTACAAACTACAAATGGTAAATTATATAGTGAGTATAATATCTATACATCTACAGGTAGACCATCTAATAGATTTGGTGGTACTAATTTTGCAGCATTAAATAAAAGTGATGGTAGTAGAAAACCATATGTAAGTCGTTTTAAAAGTGGTGTTTTAGTAGAAATGGATTATGATGCATATCATTTAAGATTAATTGCAGATAAAATAGGTTATGATTTTCCTGATGGTTCAGTACACGAACATATGTCTAAATTATATAAAGTTGATTATGAAGAAGCAAAAAGACTTTCGTTTCAATATTTATATGGTCATTTACCTCACGAAGTAGTACAAATGAACCCATATTTTAGTAGAGTTTATGATTATATTAAAAATTTATGGAAAGAGTATAATTCAAAAGAATTTATCGTTTCAGATATTTATAATAGACGAATATATAAGAAGAATTTAGGTGATATGAACGCTAATAAGTTGTTCAATTATACAATTCAACTTATGGAAACTGAAAATAATATGAAGGTATTGAGTGAATTAATACCACAACTAGAGGAAGATAAGAGTAAATTAATTTTATATTCTTATGATAGTTTTTTACTTGACTTTAATATGGAAGATGGTTTAAATTACTTAAAGAAAGTGAAAAAGATATTAGAACAAAATAATAAGTTTCCAGTTAAAGTTAGTTGGGGATTAAATTATCACGAAATGAAAGACATTACGGAGAAGTTTGTTGATTAAACTTAAAGACTTATTGATGGAATCCACTTATGCACCCTCTAAACAAGCTGGGGCGAGTTGGATAGATAATGAGTGGTATCCTGCTCATACAAAATCAGTATTGAATTGGGTACGTAGGAGAGAATATATACCTCTTACACCCTCAGTTGTAGAGAAAGCACTTGGTAAAAAGATACCTGTAAAATCATTTCACATTACAGGACCAG